AACGCTCCAACCTGGCTTCTCACAATGTGAGAAGACTTCCCTTCATGTTACCACGAAGGCACCCATCTCTTTCGCAAACTCAAGCAGAATTTGCGAGCCGAAACGCTCAAATGAGTAGGATCATCTTCCCCTAGTCGGGGAAGATGAAAGAACTTAATGAGCGCTGGATATCCGTCCAACTCGTCTTTCCTCTTCTTGGGGGAAAGAACAAAGGTTTGAACTTCAAACCGATGTAGAGTACGTGACCATCTCTGGTACGTAGTCGTGTTGAGACGTGTATGCCAACCTAAACCGCTACTATCCCGATGAACGAGTGGAAGGTTTCTAACCTTTTCACAAAGTTCTTTAAGGAAAGTAGCCGCACAGTAGTATCCGCGTAACCAAAGTTGGTTAGCAGTAGATACGACACTGGCGAAGGCATTAGGATCGGTTGAGATTAAATCTGGATCGTAGCGTAGATATACAGGGGTCACATCTGTGCCCCTGTAGGAATCAACGCCACAACTCTCTCTGAAGTTTCCTTCATAGAAAGTTTTCTTTTGGTTGATCTTAAGACCAAAAGAAGTGATCCAGTCAGCAACGGCCTGATAGTGCTCGCGTTTAACGATGATATCATCACCGAAAACACGAACACTCTTGGCTGCGCGACGAAGCTTTTCGATTGTCGGGTTACTTTCCGACTGTGTAATCGCTGTTATCGCCAACATGGCGAACACATATGATTGCACGGGAAAAGTTGTCGCGTTACCCATACCGGCATACTTTTTCAATGTGAGGGTATTGCTACCCAGATTCACATTGGGGGTACGGCTTGCGAGTAGAGATTCAAGGAATCTCGGTCTGCTAGCAAAGGCTTTCTTTACGACCTGTAAAGAAAGACGATCACTAGCTGACGACAAGTCCATCGTACACCAGTCACCGGAGAGGGAGCCCTCAACAGCTAATACTTGATTCGGCTGTTGAGAGTCAAGTGTAAGACAATGTCGAAGAACAGGATCCTTCGCAATGTGTTCGCGGAGAGTACTGTTTAATCCTTGCTGAACAAACTGATTCAAACAAGGTTCGACAGTTATTGTGCGTAAGGCCGTACAGGTCTTAGGCACTGTAACTAGTCTTGCACAGGAGCCAAGGAAGTCGACATGGGAGGACTCAATAACGTGTGTATTATCTGCCAGTAACATTGCCGGCAAATCGTACCCTACATTACAGAGTCTACCGTCAAAATCAAGTAGACGGTTATACACCTCGAGCCACTTCTGGTTCGGAGTGTATCCTTCCATGACAGCGCCAGGACCGTGTTTGCATTTGTGATCTTGGACAACATCAAGTCCAAGAAGAACACGCGTGCAAACAAGTCCGAATCGTTCGAGTCGAGATGTATCAACATCTCCGATAGAACGATCGGTGGTCTCGAAATCTCTAACCGCCTGAGTAGCGAGTAAAGTAGCTCGTTCATCAGCGGGAAGAAACTTCTTAAAGAGATAGAGCACCTGTCGAACGCTAAGTATAGCGTCGACAGCCGGCCTATCACGAAGACCACCTGTTTTAGTATCAAAGATATGGCGTGCAATACCCGAAAGGAATTTCGGGATTTGCCCGTTCCGAGAAAAACCCGGAACGTTGGCCATCTTGCCGGAAGCAATGCCCTGATCAAGAGCATTACCGAAAGCAGGAAGGGCGACGGATAAGAAACCGTCTCCCTCATCTTTGAAACGCGCTTCGATCGTAAGTAAGTCCCGATCGAGACCTTCAACATCAGGGTGTAGCCGCTTCAGATCCTGAAGCAGGCTCCTCGAAAGGCTTAACAGGCTTTTCATCTTTCGCAACTCCTGTTGCTGGAAGATCCTGCCCATCTGCCTTGTTGAGACCACACGTGATGCTCGACAGAGTGACGGAGCAAGTTACTCCGTCACTCTCTAGCGTCGAGCATCCGCCCAACGTGGGGACAATTGCGAAGAAAATCGCAATATAGTGAAACAGTTTCATGACATCTCCTTCGAGAGCATGAAGCTGTTCCACGCCCTCACGTTAGAAGTTAATTGGTGACATACCAGAGTTGCTAACTCTGGAAACCAATCAACTTCGGAATGGTCACGTCGCTATCGGCAAGCGTGTCAAGGAGCGCCTGAACAAGGGCTACCTTGGCCGCCGTCGTCCATCCGAAAGAAGGGATAGACACGGACAAGCTCACCGAAGCAGTCTGAATGCTGTTACCACCCGTGATTGGGTTGGTAGCAGTCAGAGTTTGCTTCAGTTGCATGTAATGCCGTTCACCGGTCTTCGCACTGGAAGAGTGACTGAAGTTGAGAAAGTAGCCATTGGCCACGTCTCGACGTTCAGAACCCTCGCCAGTGTAAGAAACCACCGCAAATGTCAATGCGGGGTTAGGTGAATTTGCAGCGACTGTGATAGGGTCAACAAGCATGATGGAGGTCTTTCGTGCTGAGTGTTAACCAAATAGGAGAATTCCTATTTGGCAATTGGCGAATGCGTTGAAGCAAGCGCCATGAGAATCGAAGCCTGACCAGAAGACAATCGAAGTCCTTTGGCAAGTTTCGTGTTAACATTCTGCAACGACTCGACACTCCTACGAAGAAAATAGGACGCTTCAAAGGTACCAGATGATTCGATGGTTGCACGCTTGTGCACCAAAGAATTAACTGAACCTGAAGCATTGTGTCGAAAGTCGGTGTAATCCATAAAGCTGCCACATGTAGCGGTGCACTTTAACGTGCTTTTATACGTTAACATGCCCCAGTTGATAAGTTGCTTATCCATTTGGATTTCTTCCACAAGGGAAAGATATCCGCCTAGATCGGCAAACCAATCAACTAGCCAGGACCATGGTATCAAGTTGTAGATATCAGAGGGTCGTGGCGGCCACAAACCAAACTTCTCGAGTACAAGTTCATCGCGAAGCTTGGGAGCATCAACAGTTGGCATCATGATTCCGCATTCGACTACACAACGTATAGACCGATTAGTTCGGCTATGTGTCGTGGAGATCGGATACGAAGGATCAGGAAGCATCGGTTGAATGTTTAGCGGCGTTATGGCAGGGTGAGATGGCCATTCATCGTCTCGCAAGCGAGCGATGGTGGACAACCTTACAAGCTTCCCGTTGTTTTCTAAAAGATAGTTGATATCTTTAGAGACACGTTCAGGAGCTTTAAGGAGTTGCTCGAGAGCCGACTGTATCGACTGCCAACCAAATAGGTAAGTAAGGTAGGCAGAAGATGCACTCTGGTCGAGACTAAGATAGACATTGCACTTCACCAAATCACTGTGATGTGCTACGATTCTATCCTTAGTCCAGAAAGACTTCGAGAACGATTTAACAAAATCGGCTTGGAGTACTTTCTGAAGATCACGCCACGCGGACAGAGTTCCGCGGAGGAGCTGAGGAAGATCCTTAAGCTCCCCCAATTGATAAAAGGCGTTATAACGCCTACGATTTGGAAGACACTTGGCGACAAGTGAGTCGCAAAGGTCAGCCATTTCGTTAGTGGCATCATCACGCTCTTTTATCAAAGCGGTAGTGATCGTTTCTGGAGCAACAACTGCAGAACCGCCCGAAACCGTAACCTGGTATTGAGTCTGAGAGTTCGTCCAAGGGGACGGAGTCCAGAAGTCATTCCAGGCGTAATCGGTAGCAGTCCAAGAACAACTTGGCTTGGTGGAATGAAACTGAACCGAACAAAATTCAGCTTCACCACGAGAACAGAGAGAATCAGCATCGGCGCGTTTGAAAACGCCTTTGAGTTTCTTCTGCTTAGAGAGGGCTTTGACGGCTGCACGACGTGCAGCTTTATACTTGTTCAAATCCTCATCGTACTGAGACCAAGAGCCATCATCGACTATGGGGTGTTTACCCTTATAGTTAGATGAAGGGCGCTTGGTTTTCGGACGAGTTGGTTTGACAAGTCCAAAGTTCTTCTTCCAAGTCTTCTTTGGGATCTGCTTCAACCCGGGATTGCGTGATTTCCACGTAGTATCCCAAGCAACCTCGTCATACGCGCCTTGGAACTGTAGTGCATAGTCCCAAGAGCCGTTGGCGGGATTGTAGGTTGTCGGGAGAGGGAGAAGTCCCCATCCGCTGCCCGTCCAATGCAAACCTTCACCAACAATAGTGCCATAAACAGTGTAATGGCATGTATTGCCGTGAAGAGGTATGCATACGCGGGTCCGGCGGCGGTTTGCTTGTATCGTACTCGGCGGATAGACTGAATAGCCGTACCATTTAAGCGCAAGCTTATTTGATTCGTCTCTCAGTTTATGGTCGAAGACCCAATACGGATTTAGCACGAGTGCTAAACCAGTTATTTGGTCTGGAAACCATTTATACGCATAGTACGGAAGCACCTCGCCTTTAGAGGCTGCAGCTAACATCTCAGTGTGGACACGCTGGCGATACACATCGTATGCCAGATCATAGCGCAATGCGCTAAGTTCTGGGAACGTGAGTTTACGTTTCACGTTCTCAGCCATGTCACACCTCCCGTAGTTACAGAATGAAAGGGCTTACACATCGAAGTGCTGCGCCACCCGAAAGGGTGG